CGCGCGAGCCGAGCGGCGTGGTGAGGATGTCGCCGACGGATTGCCGGATATCGGCGATTTCGTCGGTGAGCGCGTGGCCGGTGTGGCGGTCCATGCCGGTCATGCGACGGTGCCGGTGCTGCTGCCGCCGGACTGCACGCCGGTATGGCGGTGCGTGCTGTCGATGGTTTTGCCGTTGTGGGTCATCGGCGCGGCGAAATCGGTCGCCTGCTTGAACGCGACCGGGCTGTTGAACGTGACGCTGTGGCCGCCGGCGCCGGTGAATGCGCCGTTGAGTTGCAGGTTGCCGTTGATGGTGGTGGTGGGCGCGGTGATATCGGCGCCGCCGGCCGCGTTGAGCGTGGCGCGGGCGGGCGTGCTGGCGTCGATGCCGGCCTGGGCGGTAGCAGCGATTTTGCCGCCGGCGGTGACGGTGACGTCGGTTGTCGCGTCCAGCGTGGCGCTGCCGGGGATGGTGGCTTGCAGGTGGTGCGCGGCGTGGTCGTATTCGATTGTGGCGCCGTCGGGGTAGACGCGGCGGTTTAGATCCGGGCTGCCAGACGGTGCGGGGTTTGCGTCGCTGAATAGGCCGGTGAGCACGATGCCGTTGGCCGGGTCGCCGGCGGGGCTGAAGAGCATGCATTGCTCGCCGATGGTGGGCGGGTCCCAGTCGCGCGTGGTGCCGGCGCGGCGTTCGAGCCAGGGCAGCCAGGCGGTTTGCAGGTTGCCGTCGCTAAACCGAACGCGCGCGGCGGCATGGTCGACGTCGGCGATGGTGCCGACGCGAATGAGGTTGTGCAGCAGGCGGGCGAGTTCGGCGGCGCTGTTCATGCTGCCAATGCTGACGCGCGCGCGCGCGAATTCGCAGGCGGGCGGCGTGTGGCGCGGCGGCGTTACACGCTAGGGCTCGGCGAGGTGGTTGATGATGCGGTCGCGGATGGATTCGCGGGTAGTGCGGCGAAAGCCGAGCAGCCGGCGCTCGGGGTATTCGACGGTGGTGCCGTCGGCGTTGACGGTGTCGCGCTGGCCGTATTGATGCACGCGGGCGATGCGCGCGGCGTTGCCGGTGAAGGATACGAGCGCTTCGTTGGGCGTGCCCTTGGCTTTGAGATAGCGCGGCAAGCGGATTTTGCGAAACATGGCGCGGCGGCGAATGCTGCCGGCGGCTTCTCGGCCGCGCTGGCGCTTGCGCGGGGCGAATGCGCTGCCGTCGGGGTTGCGCTGGGCCTTGATGTCTGCCACGCGTTCGCGGCGCAGGTCGCGGGCGACGTCGCGGGCCAGGCGGCGGCGCTGGGAGGGCTCGAGCTTGCGAATGAGCGGGCCGAGCCAGTCCTCTAGCGCTTCGAGGTTGTCGCTCATCGCGCGGTGGTGGGTTCGCTCTGGGCGGGCCATTCGGCGACCAGGCGGTATTGGTCGTCGTCTACGTGGTTCCAGACGTAGAGCTGCCAGTTTTGCGGGCCGCAGGCGTCGGCGTCGCCGTAGTCGTGCATGAGGTGCGTGGCTTCGATGCGGCCGGTGGCGCAGTCGGTTTTTGCGATGACGCGCTCGGTGATCTGGATATCAAGCTCGAGATCGACGGTTTCATGGTCGATCACCAGGATTTCGAAGCGCAGCCCGTCGTTGGGGTCCAGATCCGGCTCGAAGCGGTTGAGCCATTGGAGCACGGGCAGGATGACGGCGTCCGGCTCGCCGACGTAGTCGGTTAGGACCAGGCGCACGGTGGCGTGGTATTCGTGCGTGAGCGCGGGGCCGCGGTTGAATTCGATGCGGCCGTCGTCGACGAACGTGAGCAAGCGGTCGGGGTCGCGCCTTAGCTGCGGCACGGCGGCGATAATGTGCGCGCGCAGGGCGTGGAGTTTTTTCATGCGGAACCGTAGGTTACGAGCATGTTCTTAGGCAGTATCGCGCGTTGCTCGAGGCGGTATTGATCCGGCGGCACGGGGTTGGGCGGCGGCAGGCGCAGGGCGCTGGAGAGCACGAGTGATTCAATGATGGGGCGTTCGTAGAGCTCGGGCAGCCAAACGGCATCGCTGGCGCGGCGCTGCATGCGGTCTTCCCAGATGGCCAGGCGGGTTTCGACGGTGGTCATGCGGTTGCGCAGGGCGTCGCGTTCGTCGCTGGCGACGGTAATCATGGCCAGCGCGCGCTCGGCGTTGCGTGTGTTTTCGGCTACGGCGTCGCGCAGGGCGCTGGCGCCGTAGATCAGCGTCAGGCAGAGCGCAGCAAGCAGAGTTGCGAGCACGGATGCCCAGAACGATTTGAGTTGAAACGTGACGACGTTGCTATTGCTCATGAGTTAGCCGTTGCAGTTCAGCCCCGAAGGCGTCGGACAGGTCGCGATATTGCTCGGCACATTGGAGCTTGACGCGCATTTCGCGTTCGCGAGCGAACGCCATGCGCTCGAGCGTGATGGTGCCGTGGTCATTGAGCCAGGATTCGCGCGTGTCGATGGTTTGTCCGGCGTAGGGCGCTACGGTTTTGCGCAGACGCGCGGCGATGCGGGCGCGCTCGCTGGCGCGGATCGCGGCTTCGGCGGCGCGGGCCTTGGCTCGCTCGGCATTCGCGCCGTCGGCGTGCCCTGCTTCGTACATTTGCAGGGCGCTGACCGGCGGCGGCGCGTCGCCGGGCGGTGCGGCGGTGCAGGCTGCGAGCAGTAGGCAAACGAGCAGCAGCGCGCGCATATCAACCCTTGCGCTTGGCGCCGGCGGATTCACGCGAGGAGCCGAAACGCTCGATCGCGGCTTTGGCGATATCGCCCATGTGCGGCGCGGCGAAGTAAAAACCAAGGATCAGCATCATGGCGCCGTTCATCTCGTAGGCGCGTTCGCCGATGATCTGGGCGGCGGCTTGGAGGTTTTCGGTCATGATTTTGCCGGTCCAGACCGCGGCAAACGAGAGCGCGGTGGTGACGGCGTACATGAACAGCCATACAACGGTGACGATGAGCGCGATGAGGCGGCGTGCGAGGTTCTGGCCCTGGGTGGCCTGCATCCATTGCACAACCATGCCGCGCGCTTCGGCGCGGTCTTTCGCGGCGGCTTCGTTCTTTTCCTGCTCGGTGTAGACGAGCGAGTCCAGGCCGTTCTTAACGCCGTCGACAATGCCGGTCAGCGCTTTTTCGGTGCCGAAAATCTTGCCGAGGGTGGACATTCCGAGCATGGCTAGGCCTCGATGCGGTGGAGCACGGCGCCGACCAGCGGCGAGAGTGCGAGTAGTAGTAGTTCTATGAGGTGACGCATGGCGATCAGGCGGCGTGGGCGATCAGCCGGCTATGACGACGGTAGGCCGTGGCCATGCGGGTGTGATAGCCGTGTTCGGCATAGGCGCTGCCGTTGTAGATGCGCGCGAAGGTGTCGAAGTCGAGCGCTTGGAGGGCGCGGTGCAGGCGGTCGTCGGTCTGGATGAAGCGCACGAAGGCGTCCAGGTGGGCCGGCTCGCCCGTTTGCATGGCTTGGACATAGGCGCGCACGCTGGCGTAGCCGAGCCGCTGCCAGTGGTAGCCCATGATCTGAAACGCGCCCCAGCTGCAGGATTCGAACGCGCTGTTGGCGTCGATGGCCATGGCGTGGTGTAACCGGGTGTATTCGGCCGCCCCGCCCTTGTAGCCGCCCCGGCGCGTGTTGACGAGGCTGGGTGCCTGCTGCATGGCAAGCGCCGCGTTGAGTCCATGGCTCACGAGCTGCCGATGCATGACATGGCGTTCGTAGAGAATCACCGGGCTGGCGCTGCCGGGGAGGAATCCGCGGCCGCGGGATTCGACATCGTTGACGGCCATGATGCCGGCGAGCTCGACATCAAGCGTGAGCGCGGCTTCGTTCAGGTCGCTTTGGCGCAGCGTGGCGGGCAGCGGATTGCCGGCCAATGCGTGGCGTGTCTTGGGGCCGGCGAGGCCGTCGACTACGAGATTTTGGGCGCGCTGATAGGCGCGCACGGCGGCTTCGGTGTCGTCGCCGAACCAGCCGTCATCTTCACCTGCGGCGAGGTGGCCGGCGGCGATCAGCGTTTGCTGGAGCTGTTCGACGGCTTCGCCGACGTCGCCGTTGCGCAATACGTTTTCGGGCTGGATCAGGTCCATAGTTGCACCATTTTCTGTTCGGGCTCGGCGGCGATATCGGGCAACGTGACGGGCGTGCCCTGCGGTAGACGCGGGCCGTGGTCGGCGAGGCCGTGGTTTTCGGCCAGGGCGAGCGTTTGCTCGGTGACGCCGGCGGTGCGGCCGAATTCGCGGTAGCAAATTTCGTCCACGGTGTCGTGTTGCTGGGCACGCACGACACGCACTAGATAAGCTCCACGGTGGTGTGCGTGCGGCCTTCGATATCGGCAATGGCGTTCATGGCGTCGCGGCGGTAGTCGTCGGCGGCGGCGTCGCGCACTTCGCCGCGGTGTTCGCCGGTGCTGCGGGTGGCGTAGTCGCGGTAGCGCTCCATGATGTCGGCCTGGGCGAACGCATAGACGGCGCGCACGTACAGCGCGGGGTAGTGCTCGACGGTTTGCCAGCGTTCGCGCGGAATTTTTGCGGCGGCGTCGATGCCCTGCGCTTCTTGCCGGGCTTGGAATTCGGCGAGCAGGCCGTTGACGTTGGCCATGGCGGACAGCAGCGCGCGGCGTACGCGGCGGTCGGTGATGTCGTGGCCGATGCGTTCGTCGTCGCGAAAGTCGGCGATGTCGAGCGCGGGCCAGAAGCCGTTGTTTTCGATGGGGGCGGCCGGCGTTTCGCTGCTGGGGCTATTGGTGGCGACGAACGACATGCGCGGGCCTCAAGGGGTTGCGGGGGTGGGCGCAGCCGCCGCGCGGCGGGAGAAGACCGGCTGCGGCTGCGCGCCCCCGCGACGTCGCGGTGCGACTCGGGTACGGGCGCGGCGCTAGGCGCTGCCCCCGGTGTTGGGGTTGTTGGGCTCGTTGGCGGGCTTGGCCTGCTGGGGCTTGCCGTCGGCGGTGCTGGGCTGCGCCTGCTTGGCGGTGGCGGTGTCCGGCTGGCCGGCGGCGCCCTGCGGCTGGCCCTGTTGCTGGGCCTGGCCTTCGTCTTTCGCTTCGGCTTCGGCCTTGGCGATGGCGCGCTCGAGCTTTTCGATGTCCTTTTTCACGCCGACCTGGCTGTTGAGCTCGAGGGCGCGCTTGAGGTGGTGGACGGCTTCGGCGTCGTGACCGCCCTTGGCGCGCAGGGCGTAGCCCCAGGCTTTGTGCAGCTTGGCGCGCACCTGGTCGTGCATGTCGTGGCGTGCGGTGAGCGTGCCGGCCGTCGCGGCGTGCTCGGCCAGCGCGTTGGCGACTGCCTGCCCTTCGGGCGTAGTCGGGTCGATCGCGTTGACCTGGCCGAGGATGGTTTCGGCGGTTTGCTCGGCGACGATGGCGGCGGTGGTCCGCTCGTAGCGGTCGGGCGCGTCGAGGCCGTGGCGCAGGGCGTAGCCGGCGATATCGAGCCCGCCGGCGAGGTCGCCGATATCGAAGCGCCAGACCATGATCGTCATGAGCACGGTATCGTTGCCGCCGGCGTCGGATTCGAGCACGCCGGCGACGTAGTCGGTGTACTTGGGTACGATTTCGTCGCGCTTGAGATCGATTTTGCGCTCGATGGACTGCACCTTCTTGAGACGGCGATAGTCTTCGTGCAGGGCGGCGCCCATGAGGTCGGCCTGCTCGGTGGCCTGGCGGTTGGCGGCGAGGCCGGTACCGGCGTTGGCTGCGGTCATGCGCTGGCGATGGCGGCGTGCGAGGCTCATGGGCGTGTCCTGGTGTGAATGGCGGCGCGGTGCGGCGGCGCGGCTTAGGCCGCGTCGCCCGGCATCTCGATGTTTTCGATGAGGCAGCCGTACCCGTAGTCTTCGACGACATACGCGTCGTTGGACGATTCGAAGTTAGCGACGCGCTTGCGCTCGGGCTGGTCGACAATCCGACGGCGCCGGCTGCCGCGCTGCCAGTATCGGGAGAGGTTGGCTGGGTCGGTAATGAGAATCGAGCGATCCGGCACGAACGGCACGCGGGCGGCGGCTTTGCCGCCGATCTGCGACTGATTGATGATCGTCTGCAGCGCGCGGTGTTCGGTGGGCTGCTCCCATTCGTTGATGAGCGGCAGGTATTTGTCGGCCATGAGCTTGCGGCCGACGATGACGACCAGGTCGGTGGATTCCCGATACCAGGGCTCGATCAGCTCATTGACGGCGTCGTATACGAGCGCGTCGAGGTTGGCATAATCGCCGCCGGCGCCGATGGAGATTTTCCCGGCGGTGGCGCCTTCGGACAGCACCCGGCCCGGCGCGTTGTTGCGGTACTGCTGGAGCCAGCCGATGTTGACGTCCTGCAGCAGCGGGTTTGCGAGGCGATCGGTTTCTGTTGCGGCGTGGGTGCCGTTGAAACCGATCATGAGCATGTCGAGCGCCTGCTGTTTGATGATTGCGTTACGCAGGCGCGTCTGAAAATCGGGGAACTTGCTCCAGGCGTCGAGCGTGGCCCAGCGGACGTGGGTGTCGTACTCGGTGGATTCGCACTGGTACTTGTCGTTATCCAGCGCATGCACGTCACGGGGCTTGCGGTCGTTCTGGTTGACGTCCGTGCGGCCGGCGATCGGGCCGGAGACGCCAATTTTGACCTTCTCGCCGACGATGTCGTCGACGCCGATGGAATTGGTGCGCGCAAGGAACGCATCGGTTTCCTGAATTTTGGATTCGAGCGTCTGCTGCACCGTAGGTTCGACGGCGAACGTCTGCCCCGCGCTTTGCATGCCGTTGAGCGTGGCGACACGGTCGGCGAATCGGTTGAGGGCGATGCGGGTATCGTTGCGCATGGGGCGTTGTCTCGTGCTGTCTTTCGGTGCGGTCGGGCGCGGTGCGTTCTGTTATTGGCGGTCTAGCAGTCGGTTTCGACTACGCTGCCGTTGCCGCCGGTGGCGTGGGTGCGCGGCGGTTGGTCGGAGATGCTGTCGAGCGCGTTGTAGACTTCGTCGAGCTTGGTCTTGAACGCTTGGAATTCTTCGGCGCTGGGCAACGCGTTGACCTTGCCGGTGAGCGATTCGTGATGGCTTGCGAACTCGATCAAACTGGCTTCGACGTCGTCGCGCAGCGCCTTGTCGCCGTCGGCGAACTGCTGGTTATGGCGACTGAAAAGCGCGGCGATCTTGGCCTTGAGGCCGCCGGGCTTCGGCGGGTCGCTCGGCGCCGGCTCGTCGAGATTGAACTCGATGGGCTGGCTGAAGACGTCGCGCTCGTGCGCCTTGACCTTTTTGGTCTTGGACTCGGCGGCGGACTGGATGGAGAACTTGAGCGCTTCGGTGCCGAGGCTGGCCGGACTGTCGGTGACGCCGAGGCCCATGAGGTAGGCCTGTCCGGTGCCTGCGAAATCCGGGTCTACCTCGATGGATGTGTAGATTTTCTGACCGGCCTTGTTCATGGCGACCAGGTTGTCGAGCGGCTTGAGGTCGGCGTGCAGCTCGAGCTTGCCGGCGTTGGCGCCCTGGCCTTCCTTGGTGGAGAGCTTGAGCACGTCGCCGAGCGCGGAAAACGGGCCGTCCGGCAACAGGCCGCGGATATGTTCCAGCCAGATGCGGGCGCCGTACTTGGCCGGGTCGTAGTTGGCGGCCATCTGCTCGATCCACTGGCGGCTGATGGTGCGGCCGTCGGTCGTGGCACCTTCCAAAGCGATACGCGGCATGGTCGAGTCCTGTGCTGGTGTTTCGTTCAATAATTCGCGGTACGGTGTCAGGTTCGAGCGCTTTTGCTCTGCGCTCAATGTGTTGGGCGTGTTGGGCGGCGGCGTGACACGGGGCTGCGAATGGCGGCGCGGGCTGTGCCCGTCAGCATGTCGGCATGGCTGCCGTACTGCCCGACACGACCGATTCCCCTCGCCTACAGGCCCGCAATCTGTATTGGCAGGGCTGGCGCATTGCGCGCCTGGCCGAGCATCTGGATGTGCCGGCGGCGACGCTGCACAGCTGGAAAAAGCGCGATGGCTGGGACGATGCCCGCCCGATCGAACGCGTGGAGGGCGCGCTCGAGGCCCGCTATATCCAGCTGATATGCAAGGACGTCAAAGAGGGCAAGGATTTCAAGGAGATTGATCTGCTCGGGCGTCAGCTGGAGCGGATGGCGCGGGTGACGCGCTATCAGTCGTCGGGCAACGAGGCGGATCTGAACCCGGCGGTTTCTAACCGTGGCACGTCGGCACGCCGGAAAAAGCCTAAGAATTTCCTAGACGATTCGCAGATCGCGGCGGTTAAGGAGGAATTCTGGCGGGAGACGTTCGATTATCAGCGCGACTGGTATCGGGCGGGTATCGATAACCGCATCCGCAACATATTGAAAAGCCGGCAGATCGGGGCGACGTGGTTTTTTGCGCGCGAAGCGCTCGTTGATGCGCTGGTGACGGGAAAGAACAAGATTTTTCTAAGCGCGTCCCGTGCGCAGGCTTATGTTTTTCGTAGCTACATTATCGCGCTGGCGATGTCTGCCGCCGACGTTGAGCTCAAAGGCGGGCGTGATTCGCCGCTGGTGCTGGCAAACGGCGCGGAGCTGTACTTTCTCGGCACGAACGCGGCGACGGCGCAGGGCTACCACGGCGACCTGTATCTTGACGAATATTTCTGGATTCAACACTTTCAGGAATTCCGAAAGGTCGCGTCCGGCATGGCGATGCATAAAAAGTGGCGTCAAACCTACTTTTCGACGCCGTCGAGTATTGCGCATGAAGCATACCCGTTCTGGACGGGTGAGCTGTTCAATCAGCGCCGGCCGCGCGATCAGCGCGTCATCATCGATACGTCCCACGAGGCCTTGAGGAACGGCGCAAAGTGCGCGGACGGCCAGTGGCGACAGATCGTGACTATTGACGACGCGATCGCCCGGGGCTGCGACCTGTTCGACCTTGACCAGCTGATGCTCGAGTATTCGCCCGAAGAGGCGGCGAACCTGCTGCGCTGCCAGTTCATTGATGACAGCGAAAGCGCGTTCCCGCTGTCGTTTATGCAGGGCTGCATGGTCGACAGCTGGGACGTGTGGCGCGACTTCGACCCGTTCGCGCCCCGCCCTGTCGGTGACGATGCGGTCTGGCTGGGGTATGACCCGGGCGGCGATAACCCGGACGGGGACGGCGCGGGGCTTTCGATCGTCGCGGCGGCGGATCGCCCAGGGGGCACGCATCGCGTTATCGAGCGGCATCGTCTGCGTGGCGAAGACTACGAGGCGCAGGCGCAGTTCATCCGCGAACAGATGAAACGCTTCAACGTGACCCATATCGGCGTCGATACAACCGGCATCGGCGACAGCGTGGCGTCGCTGGTCGAGAAGTTCTTTCCGACGATGGTGCGCTACCGGTATACGCCGGAGGTCAAGAGCGCCCTAGTGCGTCAGACGCAGCAGATGATTCGCAAAGGCCGGCTTGAGTTCGATTCAGGCTGGTCCGACCTGGCGCACAGCTTTATGGCGATCAAAAAGACGATAACCGACGGCGGGCGCCAGATTACTTACAAAGCGGGCCGATCGAGCAAGACCGGTCACTCGGAATTTGCCTGGGCGACGATGCACGCGCTTGGCGCGGCACCGATCGACGGCGATATGCCCAATTCGGGCGGTGTTATGGAGATTTACGGATGAGCGAGAGCGAGCAGGCAACCGTCAATGCGCCCGGCATGGAGGCGTTCACGTTCGGCGAGCCGACGCCGGTGACGTCGTTGCGCGATGTAATTTATGAGGGGTGCTGGTTGTCGCCCGATGAATGGTATGAGCCGCCGGTGCCGTTCCCCATCCTGTCAGCGAGCTACCGGGCAACCGCGCACCATGGTTCGGCGCTGCAGGTTAAACGTAATATCCTCAAATCGACGTTCATGCCGCACCCGCTTTTGACACGGCGAACCTTTGGCGGGGTCGCTTTAGATTTGCTCGTGTTCGGGAATATGTATCTTGAGCAGCGCCGCAGCCGCATGGGCTCACCAATGCCCTATCAACGGTTGATGGCGAAGTACACTCGCCGCGGCGGCAAGAACGCGGATCGCTACTGGTGGGTGCCGAACTACGTTGATGCCACTGAAATTCCGGGCAAGCGCGTGGTACACGTGATGGAGCCGGATGTAGACCAAGATATTTATGGTCTGCCCGACTATCTGGGCTCGCTCCAATCGACATGGCTCAACGAGTCGGCCACGCTGTTCCGCCGCCGCTACTATCTGAACGGCTCGCATGCCGGGTTCATCATGTACGTCAACGACCCGGCGCAGGACCCGAAAGACATCGACGCGATGCGCCAGGCGCTCAAAGACAGCAAGGGGCCTGGCAATTTCCGCAACCTGTTTCTGTACTCGCCCAACGGCAAAAAGGACGGCATTCAGCTCATCCCGATCAGCGAGGTGGCGGCGAAAGACGAGTTCTGGAACATTAAGAACATTACGCGCGACGACCAGCTCGCAGGCCACCGCATCCCGCCCCAGCTGATGGGCATCGTGCCGCAGAATACGGCCGGGTTCGGTGATATCGAGAAGGCCGCCGGGGTATTCGTCGAGAATGAGCTCGGGCCCCTGCAGGAAACGCTGCGCGAGATCAACGAGATTGTCGGCGAAGAGATCGTGCGATTCCGCCCCTACAGGGTGGGCGGCGCCACAGCGCCAGCGCTAGACCCAGCGCGCAGCTAGCTACAAAGGCAGCCGTCGCGCGCTCGACGGGGCGCGCGACGATCAGCACCCAAGGCCACCAAATCGGTGGCCGTTTTAGTGCTCGCGTTGCCGCGTAGAGCGGCCGCACTTGCCCATTAGTATAGCAAAATCAGCCGCTTAATTGTGGCCTATATTGGCCCGCTGGACACCCATGCAGCCCACCAATGCCGGCCCTACCAGCCGCCCGGGCCAGCGCGCGTAACCGCGCGATCCACGATCAGCAAGCACACGCCAGGGCCACCCAGGCCCCGGCCCAGCCGGCGGCGCGCGCAGTCGACACCCCGCCCCGCCTGCGGTGTTCGGGGCGTGGTTTCCATGCAACCCGTGCGAGCCGGGAAATCCAGCCAGCGCAAGGCGGCCAGAGCGGCGGCCAAGCACACTAAATGCTTCCGAAATCATGCGTTTATCGCCCGTGATAGCCAGCGTATCGCCCAGGTCGCGCCGCCAGAATCCGTGACGCCATCGGAAAAGAGTTACAAAGGTAACAGGCTCGAAAATGGCCCGCATCTTGCTGATTAATAACAAAAAAGTTTGTAACTTTCTTGGGGTTACAAAAAGTGACAAGAAAGCAACGCAAGCACTAACCCATTGAAGATAAAGCCGTTTATGAAGTCATGGCGTTACGTCAATAAAAAGTAACAAGTAACTTAAACGTCACTTATTTGTAACTTCTTAGCGCCGCTCACTTTCTTTTCTAGAACAGCGACCTATGCCTTTTTTTATGGCTTGTTACCTTTGTAACTCTTTTCCGATGCCCTCACGGATTTTAGAAGCCTCGCAGACACGGGAAGGTTTTTCCCGCCGTCCCTCGTGTTTCGGTTGCTCGTGGCTACGCCGCTTTGCCGGCCACGACGGCCAGCAATATGGGTGGCAAACTATCGGGTCCCCTTGGGGACGCCATACATGGCCACGCGTCCACTGTCATTCGATAGTGGATCGTGGTTTCAAGGCTAGCTGGGTCCAGGGTTACGTGGCTTATAAAGCCACGTAGCTCTGGCTTCAGTTTTTCCCTCTCTGTTTCCGCCAGCGCATTCGATACCGTTTCCAGCGCTGCGCGAATCTCCTTATCCGTAATACTGGCCAGCGTGCTTTGTTGCCGCTGCTGCTCTTCTGCGCGCGTGATCGCATCGGCCAGCGCCTTGCGCTCGCGCTCGAGGCCATCGACGCGGCGAAGCGCGGGCGCGGGGTCTTCCATCTTCTCGGCGAGTTCCATGGCGCGGTCGATGCGTGCGTTGACCTGGTCGATCTGCGCGCGCAGCTGCTGGATGTCGGTTGCGTCGGTCTGCGCGGACTCTCGCGCGGCTTCGGCCATCGCCTCGGCGAATTCTTCGCCGCCGATATCGCTGGCCAGCTGCTGCAATACAAGATTGTCGACGTCTGCGCAGTTCACGTAGCGGCCTCGGCTGCCCGCGTCTGGCCGGTAGCGGTATTGGCGGCGCTTGTGGCCATACCAGGGCTGACCGTCCGGCGTAACCAGCAGGCCAGACAGTAGGTAACTGCTGTTGCCCGACTTGGCCTCGCTCACGCGGCGGCCGGTGTCGCTGTTCTCCAAGCGCTCGATCAGCGCTTCGGCGTGATTCTTCTCGATCAGCGCTTCGTGTGTGTCGTGCTGAATGATCCATTCGCTGCGCGGCCGGCGTTTTGAGCCGCCGCGATAGCCGCCTTCGGGCAGTTTTTCGGCGTGAACATTCCAGACGGTGGCGCCGGCGTAGGTGAGCGCGTTCCATTCCATGCCGATCAGCGTGGACGTGCTGCGCTCGATGCCCGATGCCTCGATCGCGGCGCGGCGCGTCGCGCCTTGGGCGCGCGCGGATAGATAGCGCTGCGCCTGGCTGGCCTGGGGCTGCTCGGGCTGGAGGCGGGTTTTCGTGACCTCGCGGCCGTCGCGCACGGTGCCCACGCCGACCGACGCCAAGCGATAGCCGAACGGCGCGCGGCCGCCGGCGCGCCATCCGCTGCGCACATTCTCGGCCATGCCGGCGAGCCCCTTCTCGCGCGACATGAGGCTGTGGACCTCGTCCATGGCTGTCATCGTGCTGTAGACGATGACCTCGGTGATGGGGTCCATTTCCTCCGGCATTTTCGCGTATCGCACTTCCACGCCCCGCTTTTTCGCTTCGTGGCGGAATGCGTGGGCGAAATACGTGCGGCGCGATATGCGGCTCGTGTCGATGGCCAGCAGCACCGACCAGTTACGATCGTTGCCGCGTAGATCCTGCAGCAGCGTTTGGAATTGAGGGCGGAATTCGTCTTTCGCGCTTTCGACCGTGTCGCTGTACTCGGCGACCACGGTGATGCCCTGGCGTCTAGCGAGGGCCGTGAGTTCCCGACGTTGTGAACTGATGGATACGTCGGATCTGTCTTTGCTGCTGCGCAGGTACATCGCTGCGTTGGTCATCGGCCATTCTCCCGTTAGGCACGACCAAAGGTAGCAGGCGCCGGGCCGCCTCGCGGCCCGGCTTGCCGACACTCGGCTTGATGGTGGGTTTCTGGGCCTGGCGAGTCATGGCTAGCGCCGGTCCAGCACGGTGATGATGGTCATATCGCGAACGATGGCCGTCGCGCCCGGGCATAGGGGCACGCAGCCATCGCCGACGAATGCCATGGCATCGACCGTGCGCGGCGTCAGAATTTCGGCCCGGATGGCCTCGACATCGAGGCCGCGCACCCGCTCGAGGTAGCGCACCAGCGCGTGATCGCTGACGCGGGGCTTGAGTTGGTCGGGTGCGTGGCTCATTGCGTAGCGCGCTACGAAAACGCGTTCTTTGCGAGCTCGAGCGCCTGGGCTTCGGTGAAGCCTTCGGCGATCAGGGCTTTGAACTTGGCGCGCTGGATCTGGGCCAGGGCCGATTGCAGCTCCACCAGGTCGTCCATGTTTTCGCGCAGCTGGCGTATGGCCTGTTTTGTCTGGTCGGGCTTGCCGCCGCCAGGTACCAGGCGCAGTGTTTTGTCGTTTTCGTTGCTCATGTACTTCCCCAGATCAGGAACAGGCCCAGCACGGCCCAGCCGATGCCAGTCGGCTCGGGCGATGTGGTTGTCAGATACATCGAATAGGCGCCAAGAGCGCAGACCGCTACAGATGCGACGGCGCGCGCGATCATCGCGATATCCATCAATCACCACACCCGCGGCCGATTTGGCCGCTGTCGGTGGGGTCGGTGAACTGGCGCCAGTGGCGCCAGCCTTTTGGGCACCAAAAGCCCCATTCGCGGTGGCGCCGCCCGGTGATGAACAGGGTGATGACCGGGTTGGTGGGCGTTGCGTGGCGCGGCGGCACTTCGATGCGATGGGCCGCTGCCGCGGCGCGGATGGTGATGTCGCCTTCGCGGCGCAGGTACAGCAATGTGCCTTCGCCGGCCGGGTTGGCCGGGTTCGACGGCCGATGCTCCCAATACCGGCCGCGCAGGATTATGGACATGCTGCGATATGGGTGGTCGTGCAGCGCGCGGTCGTCGTCGCTGCCGGTGAATTCGTGCAGGTAGACGTTGAGACGGTCGTTGCGGGCGACCAGGTGCCAGCGGCGCAGGTACTGTGTGCCGATGACTCGGTCGGGTTCGCGCTCGCGCATGATGCGCTCGGCGCGCCGGCACAGGGCGCGGGTGATGGGTGACGGTAGGCGCATGGTTTAGGCCTCCCGCTGGTGCTGGTGCGCGAGATTGGCCGCGAACTGCATTGCGCTGTCGCCGGCTACCCCGGTTTCGAGCACGTCGGCAACGGCCGGGCCAATCGCTTCTATTAACGCCATGAGCTGGCCATAGTTCTTAGCCAGGCGATCGCTCTTGATGCCTCTACGCTGCAAGCCGTAGCCCCACGCGTCAGCATTGGCCGCCACGTGGTCGGCGATCGCTGGCGCGCAGGCGGCAACCTTTCGGCCGAATTCGCGCGCGTCGTCTACTGGCCAGAGTGCGAGCCGATTCGCGGCCGCGGCGGCCGCGGCCGGATCATCGCGGCATATGCGGCCCAGATCGATACGACAGGTACGTTCGGCCAGCGCAGGCGATACGTCTGCCGGGCTGTCCGGTGTGAAAACAACGCCGGCTGACGCGGCAATCTCGGTCACTGCATCGCTGTATTTCGTGCCGCGCGCCGCGATGCGATCGCCTTCATAACAGGGCTTCAAGTCATCCCATGTAAAACTGGTCGGCGTCCATTTCGTCGGCCTATCAACAGTCACGAACACCGCGGGCTTGCGATCGTCGCCGGCCAGCGCTTTGATAAGCGCGTTGGGCGTCGCATGTAACGGCGCGATGCCTTCGTAATCTGGAATGCCATACAGGCGCCACAGGAATTCCAGTAGCGTGCTTTTGCCAGTGCCTTCGCCGCCCGTGAGCATGAGCAGCGGGAACGTGCGTTGTTTTTCGCGGATCTCGCGGGCCGCGATCGCGCCCGCCCAGAACGCGACGGCGCAGATGCCGGCGTTGCCGAAGCTGGCGAGCAGGTCTTCTTTCCACGCAGCTGGCGTAGTTTCTTGGGGCTTTACGGTCATGGGTTCTCTCCCTGTGGGGCTTACCGGCGGTGCCGGGCGTCGTGGTCTTCTTGGCAGCTGGTGCAGCGTGTGCAGCCGGCGATGGCCTTGCGGCGGCGCTCGGGTATCGGTTCCTCGCAGTCGATGCACTCGTGGCGGCTGATGCCGCGGTAGCGAACGCGGTTGGCGTCGCGCAGCCGGGCTTCGGCCTCTTCGCGCTGTACGGAAATGTCGGCGGCGTCTGCCATGGGTCTTCCTTCCTCGGTCAGTGGGTGGCGGCGCGTGCGAGTTGGCGCTGCACGGCCAGGGTGGGTGCGGTGGAGGCACAGACGGGCACGCCGTCGATGCGGTGCTCGGCCTGCCACCAGCCGCGGCGTACGCGCAGCACGCGCACGGCGTAGCGCTGGCCGGCAGCGGTGCGGCCCATGCCGAGCCATAGGCCGGCATGCAGGCAGCGAAAGCGCAGCGGGCGCGTGTTCATCGGGTGCTGGCCTCGTCGAGCAGCGTTTCGGCCGGCACTTCGATGCCGGCGTCGGGGAAGTGGGCGCGCAGCTTCTGGAACAGCTCGCCGACCTGGGCGGCTTCGTCGGCGCCGACGTCGGCCTTGAGGGCGCGCCACGCGTTGTTGATGCGGCGCTTGTCGGCGGGGTCGTCGCGCTCGAGCCGGGTGATATCGACGGCGCCGGTTTCCCAATCCTCCGACACGCCGACGGGCCACGGCTGGGCGTCGTGGCCGAGCACGTCGGCCGGCGGCGGCAGCTCGAACGCGGCGCCGGTGTGCTGTTCGCCGGCGCGGTCGCGCAGCTTGGCCGTAGTCCGGCGTAGCGGCGTGGTGTGTTTGCGTTCGCGCGCCATGACTAGCCCCGGCGGTCGCGTTCGGTCTGGGCGACGACGGCGGCGGCGGTCTGGCATTCGTCCAGCAGCTCGCTGTAGCGATGGTCGCCGGTGGCGTCGGCGCCGCCTTCGATGATCGCGGCCAGGTAGTGCAAGCGCTCGCGGTTGTTCTGGTCGGCGGCGGCGTGGATTTCGCCACGCAGCGCGTGCAGATGGGCAGACGTTCGTCCGGCCTGGCGAGCCTGCATGCGTTCGGTTCGGGGCACGTCGCGGGCGCTGGTGGGCGCGATATCGCGGTCGGTCATCGTTTTGCGGTCCATTGCGGGCTCCTAGTGCTGGGTCGGATTGGCGCTGTCGAGCGGCAGCTCGAGGCGGCGGGCGATGTGGCGCAGCCCGCGGGCGGTGATGACGGTTCGGCTGTAGGGCACGCGGCCCTTGTCCGGGTGGCGGTAGTGCTTCTTTTCGACGCGCAGGTACGGCGAGCCGCGGTATTTGCCGGCCGGCAGGTTGTGGGCGTCGAGCATCCGGGCCTCGGTGCGCAGGCGCTTTGTGAGCGTGTTGCGGCCGATGTGGAGCGCCTTGGCGGCTTCGGCGAAGGTGAAAATCTGTTGGCTCATTGCGAAGCCCCCGTGGTCCAGTTCCAGAGCCCCAGCGCGCCTCTGCACGGCACCGGCTCGATACGCTTAACGTTGGCGAGCACCCAGCAATACGGCCCGAAGGTGTGCTCGTGGGCTGCGAGCCAGGGGTGCTTTTCGTCGTAGCGTCCGCGGCGCACGTCGTCGATGTGACAAACATCAACGAGTCGCGCCATCGCGATGACGGCTCCAAAAGTCATTTCAGAAACCGGGTCCGCCTCGTCGATGTGCTCGCGGCTCTTACCCGCATGGATAGCGAGGGGGCCGCGATAGGCTGTAAACCACGTCCGGTTCTCGACCGGCTTCTCACGGACCGCGATCAGGTGCGCGAACGGCTGGCACACGGTCAGTGCCTTGATCGGCGTATTGCCTTGCCCTTGGCTCATGGCTTCTCTCCCGCAAAAACCCAGACCCGTACGCTCGGCCCGCCTTCGAGCACGCGCGAGCGAATGCAGGTGTTGGATTGGATGAAACGGCGCGATTTGGAGGACTTGAGGTAGCGCTTGACCTCTTTCATGGGCGGCATATGCAGGCCGCGCCGGGAGCACTCGGATTCAAACTCTTTGAGGTTGATCGCGATGCGGTTTTTGTCGTCGAAGTCGCCGGCGTGGTTGAGCTTGGTGCCCTCGTGGACGGATTCGATGTACTCGTAGGCGTCCCAGAATTCTTCGACTATGGGGTGGTCGGCGTTGATCGATTGCTGGCGCTCTTCGGCCATCTCGATGACGCGCTGGCTGGCTTCGGCGAGTGGCTTTTCGTCGATCAGGTCCAAGCCATCGGGGCCGAGCGCTTCGACCAGCGTGAGCAGCTGGGCGTGGTTTTTCGCGATACGCAGGTTGGAGACGCCTTCTCGTGCGAGCAGCATGTCCTCGTAGCTGCCGACGCGGTTGTCGAGCATGTCGAGGATGCGTTTCTCGGCGATGGTGGCTTCTAAGATGTAGCCGCTGACCGCCTCGACCGGCTCGCGCTCGAGCGCTTCGGCCATGCGCTTGGTTTCGGCCGTCTGGCCCGCGATGGTGGTTTTGATGTGGCAGATGCGCGACTGGATCGCCGGCGAGGCCTGTACCTCGGCGTTTTGCGATATGACGATGGCGCCGCGAAACGGCGGTTCGTACGTCTCGTTGCCGGAGTTCTTCACGCCCCGGGCGCGGATTGAGCGGCCGTTGTAGGCGGTCTTGAGCTCGTCCCAATCGAACTGTTTTTGTTTCGCCCCGCCCTCGGCGTCGCGGTCGGACTCGATAAGCACGACGGGCAGATTGGCGACCTGGGCGAAGTTACGCGCCCTCGCCGGCATGCTGGCCTTGGCGGGGTCGAAGCCTTCGTAGTCCTGGCGGCCGCAGAGCTTCCAAAGAAACTCGATAAGCGTTGATTTACCCGTGCCCGGCTCGCCTACGATTTCGAGAAACGGAAACGATTTGTGGCGGGCGCGGATCTGTTCGGCGAACAGCGCGCCCGTCCAGAACGCCAGCGCGACCACGCCTTTCGCGCCGTAGGCGCCGACCAGGTTGGGCACCCAGCGGCGGGTGAATTTCTCGCGCTCGCCGTTGATGGCCAGCTGGGCGGACTGCGACAACGTTTTGAGCCGCAACCGGCCCAGGTTGAAATAGTCCTCGCTGGTCTGGCGGTACACGCGGCCACGGGATACGGCCAGGTCGCCGAGCACCCAGGTTTCGTGCTCGCGCGAGTAGCCGACGAAATCAATCGTTTCGACCGTCTTGATGCGGCCGACCTGATCCTGCAGCAGCCGGTCCAGCTGGGCCGAGCTGCCGGTATAGATCGCGCCGGCGCAGACGTGCATGACGCGCTTTTTGAACTCGGCCGCGGCGCCCAAGTGGCCGCTCGTGAACGTGTTTTTCGCCGAGTGGCCGTCGGGCGAGTCGATGCGCCAGTAGTACCAGGCTTCGTCCGTGACCTCGTTGCGCTGGTAATACAGCGCGTACGGCATGGCGGTGCAGATGCGCGTGGCTTTGGAGGCCTGGGCGATCGCGCTTTCGCGTTGCTCGCGCATCAACAGCTTTGCGTCGCCGTGGTCGGCTTCGGGGTCGTCGAGAAGCGTTTTGATGGCCTTGTCGTAGGCGCCCATATCGAGCGCGAACCAATAGAGTTGGCTTTGATACTCGAACCAGAATTCGCGCTGCTCGCGGCGGGTGTACATGAGCCGCCCCTTGTCGAGCGGCGTGGGCGCTAGCAGCAGGTCGCCGTAATAGCGATAGGTTCCGATATCCGCCTTTTCGAGCTTCCCGTAGCGGTGCAGGTCGGACCAATCACGCCCGACGGGCGGCTGTGCGGCGCGGCATTCCCAACCAGCCTCGCGTGCCTTGGCAACGTGATCTTGCGTGGCGCGGCGGCCGGCGCGGTTGGAATCCAGCGCCCAGACCAGCGTGGGTAGTTTTTCGCGGGCCGCGTGGGCGGCGTCGGCGATGCGTTGCAGCGCGGCCCCGGGGTAGTTGTTGCAGCTCATGGCCGCAATACCGGGGATATCGGCATGCGCCAGGGCTATATCGTCGAAAATGCCCTCGACGATCCAAACCTCGCCGGCGGCGACGAAATCGGCATCGGCGTGCATTTGCCACGCCTCGCCTTTGTAGTCGCCGGCGAACCGGGCTTTTTGTTTGCCGAAGCGGTGCGGGCGGTCGATGAAGCGTTCCCATGTCGCGCCGTTGGGCAGCGTGAAACGCACCGTGGCAGTTCCGGCCTGCAGCTTCTCGCTGAAAAAGGATTCCTGTAGATACAGGCCCTTGATGCGCTCCAGGTCGAAGTGGCGATCCTCGGCTAGATACAGCTTTGCGGCGCCCAGCGGGTCCGGCATTTCTTCGCGGCTTGCCGGCTTGGCGCGCTCGGACCAGCTCTCGAAGATCTCGGGGAACAGGTCGCGTACATGATTCGTGCTGCCGCAGTTGTCCATGCGGCCGCAGAACACGAGCGTGGGCTTGTCGGCATACGCCCAGGCCTCGCGCTTGTGGCAGTCCGGGCAGGCGATGCGCTGGATATAGCGGCCCTTCTCGACGCCCTGGAAAACGGGGTCTTTGAGCCGGTGCAGCACGTCTTGGCGGATGGAATCGAGCATTAGACCGTCAGCGCGAACAGCGAAAAGATGCCGGCGAAATAGATCAGCGCGGCCAGGCCTGCGGCGGCGCCGGTGGCGGCCGTGCGGATGGTTTGGCCGTGGCTACGCCAGACGCGTCGGGCGTGGCGCTCGGCCATGCGTAGCGGTGTGCGCAGCGCGGCGATACGCGCTTGCTGACGGCGGGCGCGGATGGCGCGGGGGGCGTAGTCGGCGGCCATGCGTGCCGACACGCGAACGGGGGCGTAATCGATCATGGTGGGCTACCGGTTGCAGTGGGCGAAGCGGCGCGCGCGGCGGCGCCGGCGGCGTTCGTTGTAGGCGCGGGCGAGCCCCGGCACGGCGAGCACGGCAGCGACCACGAGCATGGCCAGGGCGTACAGGCACACGAGCACGGACAGGGTTGCGATGCTCATGATTGGGCCTTGCTGGCGTCGTGGCCGGTGCCTTTGCATGCGGTGCATGTCGCGCCGGTGCCGGGCGTTTCGGTATCTGCGTCGTACAGTCCGGTCCCTTCGCAATCAGGGCACGGCTCGCACTCGCGACAGCCGGCGCACTGGCCCACTTCGCGGCGCTGGGCGCAGGGGGTGCCATGCGGGCAGCAGCTCGGGCATGGCGCGTAGCGGCCGCCCTGCCCCGAGCTTTCATCCCAGATGGTCTGTTCGTCGCGGCAGACAGCGCAGCTGGGTAGTCGGGCGCGTTCGCTGGGGGTGTAGGGGCGTACCCACAGCGCGCTCGGGCCAGGCGTGGCACCTGCGTCCAGTTCGCACCACCGTTCGATAATCGAGCGGCTGATGCGAACGCCATTTCCCGACACAAGCGACCATCCGCCACCGTCACCCGGCGGCCAGGTGCCGACATAGCGCACTTCTTCGGCATGGCGATCAGAGCCGCTTGCCCGGTCGTACGCGATGATTGGGCCGGGCTCGCTCGCCTGCTTGAGCTGTTCGACGACGTCCTGCGGGATGGTGATCTTTTCCAGCGGAATGCCGGGCTCGAAGATGGGCCGCTTCGCGGCGCGCTCGGCCTCGTCGGCCGCCTGCAGCCACAGCGCGGCTACGGCGCGCGCGTCTTCGGGCGTGAAGTGAAACTGTGTGAAGCTGGGGCCGAAGCTCAACGAGAGCACGCAGCCATGGGTTGCGTGGCCGTCGATGCCGGCCCGGAAATCCAGCGGCAAGTCGGGCCGCCAGCGGTCGGGCGCGGCGTGGCTGCCAATGTGTTGAATAGTGGTCATATGAACGTCTCCCGGCGTTCGGTGAATCAGTCGGAGGCCACGCGGCCGCGTTTGGACTCGGCCTCGTGGGCAGCGAGGGCGCGTTGCAGCGTTTGGGCGGCGCGGGGCGAGAGCGGCAGCTGCACGGCGTCGCGCGGGCAGTGGCTCGGCGTGCGGGTTTCGACGATCGAGGCATCGCATGTGCCCCGCCAGCCGCATTGGTCATTCGTGCATTCGAATAGCGCGCGGCGGTAGGTCGGCGAGATTTTTTCGCTGCTGCGCACGACCACGTCGGCATCGCAGTGCGGGCAGCCGAACTGCAACCCGCGGCGGTAGCTGTGTTTGCGGCCACGCTGGGGGCGCGGCGCGGTGTCGGGCTGGCTCATGAGCGGCCTCGTTCGCGAACAAGATGTAGGGCGCGGCCGCGGCCGCTGACGTTGTGCGCGGCGCGGCGCAAATAGCGCTTGAGCAAGAACTCAATCGCGTCCTCTCGGGTTTTGATGCCGTAGCGCTCGCACACGTCGTCGATGAGCGCGTTGAGCTCGGCGTCGGTGAGAATCTTTTCTTCGGGCACTTTTCAGGGCCTCAAAAGGGACGAAAAAAGGCCGCGCTTTATGCGCGGCGCACCGGCACGCTGTCGGCATGCGAATCGACACCCAACACACGCAGCGCCTCGGATACGACGAACTGGCGCAGCAGCGCCGCCCGCTCGACGCCCGTGAACTCGGCAACGGCATCAATCAAGCGGGACTCGTATTCGTCCAGGTTCACGCGGCCGTAAGGCCGGCGGACACGTTTGGGGTCGTCATACATGGCGGGTACTCCCTAGCGATCCGATGCGGCGCGGTCGGCTTCGAGGGCTTCGAAGCCGCGCTGCATCAACAGCCGCGCCTGCGCCGAGCACGAGCGGTGTTCGCGCCGGGCCAGATCCAGCACGCGATCGCGCTCGGCCTGCGTGCAGGCAATGCGCAACTGGGAAGAACACCCATTCGGGGCGCGCTGGGGGCGGTCGGGCTTGCTCGATTCGTGCATGGCGTAGAATTGCGGACAGGATTTATCGACAAGCTGACTATGACGCACGAAACGTGTGGCGGTCAATACCTTTCGTGCCGTTCCGCTCATACCTTTTCGGAATAACAAGATGAAAAGTGAAGGCGAAGAGATTCTTTTGAGGCTGCGCGAGGCGGTGGGCGTAGACACCAACAGCGCGCTGTCGCGTCATTTCGGGCTGGGGCCAAATACGCTTTCCAAGCGGGTTAGCGAAGGTGGGCTACCGCTCAAAGAGGCTGTGCAGCTCGCTGGCGAGACGGGGTTAAGCCTCGATTGGCTGGTTTTCGGTCGCGCCGAGCCTAACGTTTCGTATGCGACTAGCGCACCTGACGTTAGGGGTGTTGCCGACTCGGCAAGCGAGCCCGTAATAGAGCGCGATTACGCCACGCGGCTGGTGCTGGCGATCGTTGACGGCGTGGAGCGGGCGCTCGACACTTCGGATGCGGAGTTATCGATCGAGCGAAAGACCAAGGCGGTGGGTGCCCTATTCCGTTTGTTCGCGATACGCGGGACGCTGCCGACCCAGGCCGAGATCGACTCGATTATTGAGTTGATGCAATAACAACGACGAACGGGGGATGTATGGCGCTATTCAAGTGCCCGGAATGCAAGCAGAAGATCAGCACGCAGGCGGCGGCCTGCCCTCACTGCGGGGCGCCGGTCGATAACGCGAAGGCCGAAGAGACGGTTAAGAACGACCGACAGGCTTCTATTTTCGGCTTCGTAATTGTTGCGGTGGTGATTGCCTGGCTGGTGTGGCCGTCCGGCAACGACGGCGGTGATGGCGCGGATCGTAAAGAGAATGGATCGGCTGCGGCCGACGCAAAGCCCGCCGCGGATAGCGACTGGACGACGCGGGACAATTCCAGCATGGCGTACATCATGATGGAGGATTTCGTTAAGCGGCGCCTCAAGGCGCCATCGACGGCTGAATTTCAGGGGATATGGAGCGGGCGCGGGGATGCTATCAAGCGTCTCGGCGACCAAACCTATCGAATTGACTCATACGTCGATGCGCAGAACGGCTTCGGGGCACAAATTCGCATGCGGTTTTCGGGGCGCATCAAGCAGATATCGAAGAATGAATGGCGTCTGCTGGAGCTGGATATCCAGTAGCGCCGTGGCGGTTTCGGATGAAAGCCGGTGCCGCGAAAGAAAAGCTTGACGTTACGCGGTAACCGCGTATTATATGAACTGTGAGTTGAGCACGACGCACCCGCCCCGGCGGCACCGGGCATCCTGATTGGAGCAACATCATGAGTAACCGCACGATCACCGCCATCCGCGTCTACAACGTCAACATCGACATGGACCCGGAATTGACCGAATCAGACGCGAAGGGCTATGCGCATTGGCTTGAAAACCAGCTGCGCGCCGAATACCCCAATGCCGAAATTGACGTGAGCGACGAAACGCAGACCTACGCGCTCGCGCTTGAAACCAGCGACGGCGAAGAAACGATCATCTCTGGCGGCTTCTCGGCCGAGCGTGATGAAGTCGAGCAGTTTCTTGCCGATTGCTGGGACCGCTGCCCCTGGACCTGGGTTTGATATCGCTGCCGAATAGGCAGACACCCCACAACCGGAGCAAACCATGCAGTGCATTATCTGGAAAGACGGCGAAGAGTCTTACGCCCAAGTCATCAGCGCGAGCGACGCCGACGAGGCAATAGCACAAGCCGCAGATGTTCTCGATGTTGAGCCGGACGAGGTCAACATTTTGTTTGAAGAGCGGTTTGGCGAGGCGGGATATTACGGCGTCCGTCATGCGGTGCCCGCGTGAGCGAAGCCACTATCCATATGCGAGTACCAGCGGCGCTCAAGCGCCGCTGGGTTCAGCTCTCCCGTGCTGAGGGCTACAAGCTAACCGACTGGATCATCGCAGCTGTGGAGCGCGATATGTCGCAACGACTCACACGCATCGCCATTCCTCATGACCTGACATTCTCGGATCTCAATCTTTCTCGCGACGCGGACGGTCAGGTGAGCTTCGATCGGAGTGTGATCGAGCGCATATGCGCCGCCAGCGATATACCGCCTGCGCTATTTTTCGATACGAGCGAGGACAACGTCGCGGGCTTGATCGTGGAGTGGTATCACGCGCATCTAAACGCGGGTGGCGCGCGTGATGCCGTAGCCGATGACCTGATCGCCGAACAGCAGGCCGAAGACCGCGCGGGCCAACCATTCAGTTACCCGCCCGGCACGGCATGACGCTGGGCGAGCGCAATCAAAAGCGGTTGCGCGCGGCCTTGAAACGCCATCGCGTGACTCAGGCCGAGTTCGCCAGTCGGCTGACAGCCATAGGCCAACCTACGACGCGCCGGCAAATCGAGTCTTGGCTCGCAGATCCTCGCAGCGGCAGCTACAGGACGTGCCCCGCATGGCCTCACCTGCTAATTGAAGCGGGTGTTGTTTGGCACCCCACTAGAAAAGCGTCGGAGCGCCGATTTTTTACGCCTGATGAAGACGAATTTCTAAGGCGTCATTATCCGAACAAAAGCCGTGCGTGGTGCGCCGCCGAGCTGGGCCGAAGCATCGGGTCGATAACAAACCGGGCCGGCATAATGGGGATACGAAAGGCGCACAATCGCCCAGGGGGCTGGAATGGTGAGAGCGACCGGCTCTTAGCGCAATACATTGAGCAAGGCATTCCAGTGCAAGAGATTGCCAAGCGCTTCGGCGTGAGCAGCGTGACGATATACACACGGCGCCGACGCCTAGAACGCGGGTAAACAGGTATGAACAGCCCCACAAACTCCCTTTCTTCGCCGTCTCGCGGAACCGTTCGGCAAGCGCGAAAAAATGCAGCCATGACCCAGGCTAACGCCGGTGCGCTCGTATATCGCTCGGTACGCCGCTGGCAGGAATGGGAATACGGCGAGCACGCGATGGATGCGGCGCTTTTCGAGTATTGGCTGATTCTCGCCGGGCTGGCGCACGATCGGGCCAGCGCGCTTGCTTATTGGGATTCGCTGCCGGGCGATTGATCGGCGCCGCCGTTGGCTACCTCCATTTCCAGCGGCATGATGTAGGCGCTTTCGCCCAGGTCGTGGACCACGCGGGTGAGGCGCCAGGGCGTGGCGTCGATCTGGGGTTTGAAGCCGTTCACGGTGACGGGTGTTTCGGGGTATAGATCCGGGCGGCCGCGGGCGAGTGTGATCGAAAAGGACTGCTCGCCGCGCTGGATGCGTGCCCATTCGGCGCGTGCGGCTTCGAGGGCGTCGGCTTCGTTGGCGTAGGTTTCGCGCAGGGTTTTGGCGTTGTCGGTGCTGCCGGCGACGGCTTGGCGTTTCTTCGCGCTGTTGATGTCTTGCCAGTGGGCAATGACGCCGGAGACGCTGTCGCGGTCGGCGGTGAGATAGCGGTGCTGGTCGCCCGTGGCGCGGGTGATGACGGCGGGCGGTATGGGCTGGCCGCTGACGGTGACGCCCTCGCCGGCCGGCATGAATAGCAGCAGCTCGTTTTTGACGGTGGCGATGGCGTCGAAGCGCTCGGCCAGGCGCGTGAGAAAGTTGATATCCGATTCGCCGGTTTGGTCGATGTGCTTGAGCTGCCGGCTGGCCAGCGCGTCGGCGATGCGGTAGTCGATGCCGTGGCGGCCGGCGATGGCGTCGATGATGTCGCGCAGGGTGACGTTGTCCCAGCTGACCGTACGCGGGCGCGGCAGGTCGCCGCGCAGGTTGGCCGAGCGGGCACGGATATGGATGCTGTCCGGCGCGCCTTCGTGCTCGACCTCGTCGACGGTGTACGCGCCCTTGTCCACCAGGCCGGTGGATTGCCAGCCGAGCGCCACGCGGATGGTGGCGCCCTTGGGCGGCAGGGCCAGCGTGCCGTCGTCGTTAAGGGTGAGCTCGAGCCGGTCGGCCTCGCCGCCGCGGTTATCGGTGAGCCTGAGCCGGTTGAGATAGCCGCGCAACGTGGGCGTGATGACGGTACCGTCGACGACGATGCGGTAGTCCGGGGCGTTTGCGACGCGGGGCTGGGTGCGGTTGGCCATTAGCGCAGCACCGACCGCGATGTGCGGGTAATGAGGCGTTCGACGTCGCGCTGGGTGAGTTCGCCCATGCGTACGGTGCGGTCGTCGTCCACGCGGCCCAGCTGCAGCGTGAAATCGATTTCTTGGGCGGCGCCGTCCTTGAAGAACGTGCGGCGGGTGTCGTCGAGGGATTCGATGACGAACACGCCGTAGTTGTACCCCGTGCCCTCGATGAGCGGCCAGGCATAGCCGTCGTCTCCCATTTCGCGCAGGTCGTCGATATTCGACGGGCCGCCGGTGAACTGGGGCATGAGCTTGCCGGTGAGCGTGATGGTTTCCTCGCCCACGCCCAGGAACTGGCGCGACGGGCGCCGGCCGATGCGCGACTGCGAGGCGTGGCGCCATTTCGTCTGGCGCTGGAGTTCGTCGTAGGCGGCGGTTGATAGGCCGAAGACGAACAGGCCGTAGGTCATGAGCATGGCTTAATCCGTGTCGTAAAGCGCCGAGCGACGGGCGGCGCCCTGGCTGCGGCTGATGCGTTCGAGCGCGGCTTCGACGCGCTGCTCGACAAGGCGGGCTATGGCCTGCTCGTCCATGCCCGGCGCGGCGTTGATCTCGATATTGATATCGCCCATGGACAGGCCGGCGCCGCCGCTGCTGGCGGCGATCGGCGGGCGGTTGTCGAAGGTGATCGCGGGGCCGCTGTCGGCGGTGGCCACGCCGGCGCCGGCGAGCATGGCCGCGCCGGCCCCGGCGGCGGTAAGGCGTTGGGTGAGGCGTGTCATGTCGCGTAGGGCGCTGGGCTCGCGCTCGCCCAGGCCTTGGCGGTAGCCGTCGACGGTGTTGCGGCCGAAATCCATGAACACGCGCGACGGGCTATTGATGCCGAGCTTGTCCTTGAACCAGCCGGAGACGTTGCCGCCGAGGTTGAGCACGCTGTCTTTGAGCGCGCCGGCCTGGGATTTGATGCCGTCGATAATGCCGTTGACGATTTGCGTGCCGAGGTTGAGGAACTGCTTGGGCAGGTCGATGAGCAGGTAGCCCAGGCCGCTTTTAAGTGCGCCGCCGATGCCGTCGATGATGGCGCTGCCGAGCGTTTTGTATTTGGCGGGCACTTCGACGCCCAGCCATTCGAGCCCGGCCGTGACGGCGCGGTAAATCAGGCCGATGGGGTTCCAGTCGATCAGCAGCCGGGCGACCTCGCCGATGCCGCCGGAAAACGCTGCTTTGATGTCGCGCCAGCGGTCGACGAAAAACTGGCGGATATCGCCCCAATTGCTGTAGATGAGATAGCCGGCGGTGGCCAGCAGGCCCAGCGCGGCCGTGACCGGGTTGAACATGGCCGCGAGGCGTAGGCCGGTGAGCGCGTATTTCACCATCGCGATCGGGCCGAGAATGGAGCCGAGCGTTAGCGCGATGGCGCCGCCGGCGGTGACGACCAGCGCCATGGCGGCGGCGGCTTTGGCGAGCGTGCCGGCGAGCTGGGGGTTGGCCTTGATCCAGTCCCCCACGCCGCGCAGCACGCCGGTAATGTTCTGGATGGTGTCGCGTAGCGGGCCTTCGTTGACGGACGTGAGGGAAATGCCGACCTCTTCCCACGCGCTGGCCATTTGCCGGATGTCGCCCCGGGCGTTGTCGGCCATGGTGCCGGCCGTGCGGGCGGCTTCGCCGCTGGCGTCTTGCAAATCGGCGATGAGTTTGCCGACATTGCCGCGCTTCATCTGCTCAACGAGTTCGGCCATGCCGCTGCCGGCTTCGGCCTCGAACAGTGATTTGAGGATGCCGGCGCGCTGGGCGTTGCCCATTTGGTCGGTGGCGGTGGCGATATCGCGCAGGATGTCGGTAATGGGCCGTAGATTGCCCTCGCTGTCCTGCACCTCGAGATTCATGGCCGCCATGGCTTCCTTGACGCTCTTGGTGTCGGACGTGAGGCGGTTGAGCATAGCCCGCATGGTGGTGCCGGCCTGGCTGCCCTGGATGCCGATATTGCCGAGCAGGCCCGCCATGGCGGCGGCTTGCTCGAGCGTGACGTTGAGGCCTTCCGCCTGGCCCAGATATTTCATCGTCTCGCCGAGCATTTCGATGTTGACGTTGGCGCGCGTGCTGGTGGCGGTGAGCACGTCGGCCACGCGGGTCATGTTCCCGATGATTTCGGGGTTGATCTTGAACGCGCCGGCGATGTTGGAGCCGATATCGGCGGCGCGGCCCAGATCCATGCGCCCGGCGAGCGCGAGGTTGAGCATGTCGCGCATGGACGCGCGGATAGCGTCTGGCGTGAAGCCGGCGCGGGCCAGGAACGTCTGGCCGGCGGCGGCCTGGCTGGCGGTGTACGCGGTGCTGCTGCCGAGTTCGCGCGCCTGGGCGGCCAGCTGTGAAAGCTGGGCGCTGTCTTTCTGCAGGCGTAGGACGGCCTGCAATTCGCTGATTTGCTCGCCGTAGTCGAGGCCGGGCGAGAGCAACCGCCCGCCGGCGTAGAGCGCGGCCGTGCCGGTGGCGAGCCCGCCGGCGCCGGTGGTGACCATGCCAGTGGCTCGCGACTGCATGCGGGCGTAGTCGCGTGCGGCCTGGGCGCTGTCTTTTTGCTTGCGCGCGAGCTTGCCGAGGCGGTTTTGCTGTTCGCGGATTTCGCGATTTGTGGCGCCGATGCGGCGTTCGAGCTCGCGCTGTTGCTGGCTGAGCGTGCCGGAGACGCCGTCCACCTGGCCCATACGGCGGCGGAGCTCTTGGAGCTTATGCTGTTCAGCGTCGTACCGCTGGGTCAGCGTGCGAGACGCCTTGATGGCGGCGTCGCGCTGGCGTGTGAGCTGTTTGGTAGGGCCTTCGGCCGCCTCGATCTGGCGCGTGA